ACTGGCAATGATCCGAAGTTCGGACAATTGCAGCAGGGGAACATCTCACCGCACGTTGAAATGATAAGGTTACTGTCAACACAGTTCTCAGCAGCTACCGGCTTGTCTGTGACTGACACAGGCGTGGTGAATGACGCAAATCCGACATCATCGGATGCAATTTTGGCACAGTCACAGACGCTGGTACTGATGGCAGAGCAGCTGAACAGCAGTAATGGCGATGCACTGAAGATGATCGCAATGATGGCACAGGCAATCATGCGGAATGTGAGTCTGAACGAGCTGACAGAGGATGAGATGAACGTGATGGCTCACTTCAAGAATCCGGCAATGCCTTCTGTGGCAATGACAGCGGATGCTGCGACGAAGATTGCTTCAGCCAGACCGGGATTTGCTGAGACGGACACATTCTTAGAGATGATCGGATTTGACCAGGCTGATATTCGCCGGATTAAGTCTCAGGAGCAGTATGCTCGGGGGCTGAACGTATTATCGGAGATAGGAAATGCTGAATGAAGCTAATTTCATGGCTTATGTGCGGAAGATGCACCAGCTGAATGAGATCGCCGCTCAAGAGATGCAGGGTTATATCGACAAGTTCGGCTTCGACAATATGACTTACCTGGTCACAAAAGCGCACCAGATTGCTACGAAGTACGGAGAAGGCACAAGTTCACTGGCAACACTGCTGTATGACTATCTGGCAGAGCATCAGGGAGCAAAAGTTCCGCCTGCGGTTCCGGCACCGACGGCAACAATGGATGAAACGTGGGGCGCTGTACAGGGATCACTGAATGAGGGAGAAAACAAAGTCGCTGATGCAGTGAGCAGGCTTGTGAAGCAGGCCGGAGCTGACACAATTCAGCAGAATGCTCGCCGCGATCACGCTGAGATGGCATTCGTTCCGGTTGGGCAGACCTGTGCGTTCTGTATGATGCTTGCTTCCAGAGGATGGGAGTATGTCGGTCGGAATGCTAAGAGTCATGCGGCACACATTCATGCAAATTGTGATTGCCAGTACATAGTGCGGTTCAGTCCTAACGAAGGTGTTCAAGGGTACGATCCGAACCATTACAAGAAAATCTACTATGACGCGGATCCGGATGGCAACTGGAAAGACAAACTGAATGCCATGCGGCGAAATCTGTATGCAGAGGAACACAGTGAATGAGATACATCATCATGTGCGGCGGTACATATACGCAATGGAGCGTACCTCGACAGCTTATTGAGATACGCGGCGAGCCGATCGTAGCACGGACGATTCGACTGCTGAGAGAGAATGGGATAGAGGACATTGCGATCAGTTCGAATAATCCCATTTTTGATAGCTTCGGCGTTCCGGTTCTGCACCACGATAACGGCTACAACGCGACAGGCTTTCACAACTTCACAGGGTATTGGGCAGATGGGTTTTATCCAACGGATGAGCCTGTCTGTTATTTATTTGGGGATGTGGTTTTCTCTCCGGAGGCAATACGAACCATCATTCGCACAGATACAAGAGATGTGATGTTTTTTGCATCAGCTCCACCGTTCTCGCCGAATTATCACAAGCGATATGCCGAGCCGTTTGGGTTCAAGGTAGTCAACCAGGAACACTTCCGGAGATCCATCGAAGAAGTGAAGCGGTTCTACACTGAGGGCCAGTTTGGAAGGAAACCGATCGCATGGGAACTGTGGAACGTGATCAAAGGGGGTGATCTCAACCGGATCGACTATGGAAGCTATACGGCAATCAATGATTACACTTGCGACATCGACTATCCGGATGAAGCGCAGATGTTCAACAGCATAGCGGTAGATTAGCACCTTTTCGCGAGGGTGCTTTTTTATTGGCAACTCGTGCCAAAAACGAGGATCTCAACTCAACAGGAGGAAAGCAATGAACGAAGAAACTGTGAATCAGGAAACTTTAGAAACTACGGCTGAAGAGCCGGAGCGCACCTTCACCCAGACGGAGCTGGACGCGATCGTCCGTGACCGTTTGCAGAGAGAGCGCAACAAATACGCGGATTTTGAAACCTACAAGGAAAAGGCTGAGAAGTATGACGCAGCTGAGGAAGCGCAGAAGTCGGAACTCCAGAAGGTAACGGAGAGAGCCGACACGCTCCAGCAACAGTTAGACGCAATGATCAAGGCTGACTCCGTGCGGAAGATTCGCGAGCAAGTATCAACCACGACCGGAGTACCGGCAAATCTGCTGACAGGTGAGACGGAGGAGGACTGCAAAGCGCAGGCCGAAGCGATCATGTCCTTCGCGAAACCGACAGGATATCCGTCCATACGGGATGCCGGTGAGGTCAGAAACATCAAATCAGGAAGCACACGTGAACAGTTTGCTGACTGGTTCAAAACGATTAACGGAGGTTAATTAATTATGGCATCTGGAATTTATACCAACAGAACAAACATCGATCTCCCGGGTGGAGTATCAAACGAAATCATTCAGAAAACTCAGGAAGAGTCCGCAGTCATGAGACTGGCAAGACAGATCGCTCTGCCGGGCCGCGGAGTTTCCATCCCGGTCATCACTTCCGATCCGGAAGCAAACTGGGTAGCTGAAACCGGTGAAAAGCCGAAGTCCAATCCGGGCCTCAGCAAAAAGGTAATGACCCCGTACAAGCTGGCTGTCATCGTTCCGTTCTCCGATGAGTTCGCACGTGACACTGCTGCTCTGTATGACGCTCTGGTAGCAAGACTCCCGGGCGCTCTGGCAAAGAAGTTCGACACAACCGTATTTACCGGCTCCGCTCCCGGCACTGGCTTCGATGTGCTGACCAACTGCACGGCTCAGTCCATCGATGTGAATGCATCCGGAGTAGGCGGCTTCTACAAGGCTCTGGTCGGAGCTGACATCGACATCGCCGGACAGGGTTATGACATGAACGGCTTTGCTATGTCTCCGCAGGCTCGCGGCGAGATGCTGTCCGCACTGGATAAGGACAACCGTCCGATCTTCATTAACAACGTAGCAGAAGGCGCGATCCCGAGACTGCTCGGCCTTCCGGTTTACTACTCCAGAGGAGTCTATGGCGCAGGCAATGCTGCATCCGGATCCACTGCTGCTAAGGCTGACACGCTCGGCTTCGCAGGCGACTGGAATCAGGCGATTTACGGCACTGTCGAAGGTGTCAAGATCGACATCAGCAATCAGGCAACTCTGACCATCAGCAACGAAGCTGTCAACCTGTGGGAGCACAATATGTTCGCGGTCAAGGCTGAGATCGAGGTCGGATTCGTTGCTATGACGGCAGCGTTCAACAAACTCACAAGGACTCATACGTCCTGAGGATAATACATGAGAATACTGATAGCAGTACCAACATTTGAGAAGATCGAGCCGGAAGTGTTCAAGGCGATCTACAACCTGAAGTCAGAGCATGAACTCTCGTTTGACTTCGTGAAGGGTTACGATGTGGCGGTTGCCAGGAATGAGATCGTGATGCTGGCGCAGCAGGGGCAGTTCGATTATGTCCTGATGGTGGACAGTGACACGCTCATTCCACCTGACACATTGGAGGTGATGCTTGATCCTCCGGCAGACATCGTTCTCGGTGTGTGCCCACGCAAGAACACGAAAGAGGGCAAGACCGCAATCATCAAGTTCGGCGCTGAGGAATACCACGATAGTTATTACTATTCAGATCTCCCGAAAGAGCGGACGCTTGTAAAGGGCGGCGGGTTTGCCTGTGCGCTTGTGAAGAACACCGTGTTCACACGGCTTCAGAATCCGTGGTTCCAGTATGTGACCAACGCTGACGGCAGTACTCTGTCAGAGGACTATTATTTCTGCCAGAATGCTCGCTTCATGGGCATGGACATATATGTGGAGCCTCGTGTGAAGTGTGGGCATCTGGTTCGCTACTATCAGTTCGAATAGGAGGCACAAATGGTCAAATTCATTAACAGATACACCGGGAATGAGATGTTCGTAGCGGAGGATCGTGTGGATGAGTATAAGGCTGCCGGACACAAGATGGTTGAAGAAAAACCTGTTGTTAAGGCGCCTGCTGCCACGAAGAAGACCACCGTGAAGAAGACTCGGAAATGAGGTGATCCGGATGATCTATGCAAGTGTGAGAATGGTCGAAGCCGGATTCAGAACACTGACCACTGAGGAAAAAAACCAATGCGAAGCACTGCTTGAAGAAGCTGGAGTGATAATCGATGCGTACAATGCTGACGCACCACAGGATGCGAAGGCTGTTGTATCGTGCAGAATTATCCGGAGAGCATTGGGAGCAGGATCTGCATCCGTCCCGATCGGGGCGACACAGGGCACAATGACAGCCGGGCCATACACCCAGTCGTGGACGATGAGCGGCGGCAGTACCGGCGAGCTGTATCTCGGCAGAACCGAGAAGAAACTGCTCGGAATCGGTAATGCGATCGGCGCGTCCAATCCTCTTCTGGAGGTGGTCTGATGATTCAGGGAATCACGGTCACGTTGTGCACCAGGAACATGAACTCATCCGGAACGGACGCTTTCAATCGTCCAGTGTATGTGGAGACCGAAGTGCAAGTGCCGAATGTGCTTGTATATCCGGCAACTTCGGAAGACATCACCGCAGAGTTGAACCTCAACGGTAAACATCTGGAATTTTACCTGTGTGTGCCGAAGGGAGACGCACATACATGGACAGACCGGAACGTGAAGTTCTTCGGCGCGACATGGAAAGTGTACAGTCTTCCGGAAGAGTGGATTGATGCTAATAATCCATCGATATGGAACAAACGGTTTAAGGTTGAGAGGTATAAGCCATGATTGAGGTAACTGTTCTCGAGTATCTCGACTCGGCGCTCTCAGCACCGTGTCACATGGAGATGCCCGAAGAAGCATCAGGTTCATTTGTTGTTATCGATAAAACTGGAAGTTCTCAGCTGAACAAAATCACAAAGGCGACATTCGCTATACAGAGTTATGCTCCGTCATTGTACGAGGCAGCTACTCTGAACGAACTGGTCAAATCGGCGATGGCAAACATCATCGAACGTGACGACATCAGCAGAGTGGAACTGAACAGTGATTATAACTATACCGACACGGCTCTGAAGCATTATCGCTATCAGGCCGTGTTTGTTGTTACGTACTACGAGGAGGTAAGCAATGGCTAATGGTACTGGCTCGAATACGAGTTTAAATGTAACGGCTGGTAAGCCGAAAGTCGGCGGCGCTATTTTCAGGGCTCCGATTGGGACAACTCTCCCGACAAACGCAACCGCGGATCTGGCGAGTGCATTCGTGTGTCTCGGCTATGTTTCCGAAGATGGCCTGACAAACGACAACTCACCGGAATCAGATGACATTAAGGCATGGGGCGGCGAGACGGTTCTTACCGTGCAGAACTCCAAGGATGACAAGTTCGGCTTCACGCTGATCGAGTCTCTGAACGCTGATGTCCTGAAGACCATCTATGGTGATGCGAACGTGACCGGCGCTCTGACGACCGGAATCACCGTCAAAGCAAACACCAAAGAACTGACCGAATATGTCTGGGCGATCGACTTGGTTCTCAGGGGCGGTGCTCTGAAGAGGATCGTGATCCCGGCAGGCAAGGTTTCCGAAGTCGGAACGATCACTTATTCGGACAGCGATGCGGTCGGTTATGAGGTCACACTCGGCACTGCTCCGGATAATGATGGCAATACTCATTACGAGTACATCCAGAAGAGCGCGAGCGGCGGATCGTCATAACGGAGGATAAGGCATGGCAAAAGTAAAAGGAACAACGTCATCAGGATACAAGTTCTCAGTGGACGCTGAAGTCTTCAAGGACTGGCGCTTCCTGAAGGCGGTTAGGAAGGCAAACACGGAAGGCAATGAGGCTTTCGAAGCCAGCCTGGATATGGTTGCCATCCTGTTTAACGATCAGAAGGAAGAAGAAC